AAGACCCACAAAAACATATATTTACAAAATATGCAGTAAGCACCCGTGTTCGTGGTTATTAAACACGATCATTTTGGTTTATTTAGTTATAAATCTTGGTGCTACATTCATTGTAAGCAACTCATGTGTTAGCAACTTGAATGCATAAGGAATATCAACCCGTTTAAATGATGTTCTGTTTTCACACATTTTGCATATTTTGATGTTTTTATCTAGGTTTACACATGCTTGGACACCACAATCACTACATACATAAATATGGTATTTATCTGAGCAATTGTAAAGCCTGTCTTTGGTCATATTTGACATTCCGTGACAAATAAGACCATCTCTTTCCATTTCACCACATCGCAGTCCACCATCCCGGCTGCGTCCTTCTGCCGGTTGTCGTGTAAGACTCACCATCGGACCAATAGATCTACTGTGCTGCTTATCTGCAACCATGTGTTTTAATCTTTGATAAAAACATGGACCAATAAAGATCTCGCTGCTGATCTGCTCTCCTGTCATACCATTATACAATATTTCGTTACCCTTCGACTCGTATCCCAGGTTTGCCAATTCGCTACACATGTCTTTTATCGTGAGATTACCAAAGCTTGTACCATCACCAAATAATCCAAGCTCTATTAATGTTTTACCAAGCAGAGTTTCTTTCAGTTGCGCAATCGTCATGCGAGATGGAATTGCGTGAGGATTTATAATTATGTCTGGTCGCAGTCCTTCAGCTGTAAATGGCATATCACACTCAGGAATAATGTTACCAATTGTTCCTTTTTGTCCGTGTCTCGAACTAAATTTATCTCCAATAACAGGTTGACGCAATGTTCGAACTTTCACTTTGCAGAAATTATAGCCATCCCCGTTTTTATTCAGATAATTGTTATCAATATAAGATTCTTCATTTGTTTTATAAATTCTGCTTTGATCCTCGTATTTGATTTTTTTAGTGTTGTCGTTTTTGTTCTCTTTAATAGGTATATACTTTCCCATGATTATGTCCTGATGACGCACAATTTCATTTTCGTCTATTACACCTTGTGAGTTGATTTTGTCATAATTTCCAAACTTGACGCCTTTTGTTTTTGTTTTGTCTGGTATACCGCGTATTTCATCATCACCATATATCTTTTTATCTTCGTCTTTTTCAGTGTGATAAATAGTTGCCTGAAATAATCCGCGCTCAATTGCACCTTTATTAAACAATATACTGTCTTCCTGATTGTATCCTGTATGAGTCATAATCGCAACAATCACATTACATCCAGAAGGAATATTGTTTAATTTTAAAATATTCATCACACGCGTATCTACCAATGGACGCATAGGGTATGTCAAGACAAATGCGGACTTATCCATCCGATTATGGTAATTTGTCACGTATACACCCATAGCTTGCTTACCCATCGCACATTGATACGTGTTTCTTGGAGACTGATTATGTTCAGGAAACGGAATACAAGATGCTAAAATACCAAATATTGTACTTGGGTGGATTTCACAGTACTCGTATCGCATAAGCTTGTCTTCCGCTAAATTACTCCACTTCATGCTAATCAGTGTATTGTTTTGTTCTCGTGGATCAATATATTCCAATATGGTTTGGTTTTGATCATCCGTTCTTAACAACCCGTTCCAGTCCATTTTTTGTGCCTTTAATTTCCTCATTATGTTTTCATTAAACAACAGCTTGTTGTTTTGAACTATCATAACCGGTCTTACTAATCTACCACCATCATTGCAAACACAGATTTCTTTCTTCTTGTAATCAAAGACAACAGACGTATAAATGTTCAATATGCCCAAGTGTTTCTTAGTTTTCAACGACTTATACAGACCTATCGCATCTCTAGCTAACCCAATGAAACACCCGTTAATCAGTACTTTTGCCAGGTTGAATACTTTCGTATCTTTCATCACATCCAGATCTTCCAAATCTATCACATCCGGTTTCACAATATTGTATATACTCTCTGAATATGAGCTTACAGTAATAAGAGTTAAATACGATAGATTCTTGACAATACCTACAGAAGGACCTTCCGGGGTTTCGGCCGGACACAAATATCCAAAAGTAGTGTTATGCAACTTTCTAGGAGGAATTAGTTTACCACTTTTATCTATAGGCGTATTTATACGTCGCAGATGGCTAAGTGTAGAAATATACGTCATTCTATTAAGAACTTGCGCCACTCCCACTTTGTTCTGATTTATTTGTTTGATACCAAAGTCTCCGGTCGCTAAGGCACGTTTAATACCGTTTTCTATAGTCGCCGATTTCACGATTTTGTAAATATTTGTGCTATTTAGAATGTTCTTATAATCTTCGGTCGACTTCCACGAGCCAGTATTTATTTCTCTAATTGTTGCTTTTTGAATGTCCTTTACCATTTTGTTCAAATAATTTCTGAACAAATTGTTTATTAGAACACCAACCGTATCGATGCGTTTGTTTTGAAAACTATCGCGATCATCACATTCGTTCCAACCCAAAACAGTGCATATAAGACGATTCGCCATGTATCCTAAGAAATATTTTTTACGGGTCTTAGTGACACAATGAGGATAAAGATCGTTTTCCAAAACATCTTCCGTAAACTCTTGCTTTTTCTTTTTGCCTTGCTCATGCGTCATGTTTATTGGCATAAACACAGATAAACCCATAATGTAATGTATCGCGTCTTTCTCTGTCATCGTGTCTTTGGCATCTACCACAGATGCTTCCAGAAATTTCAATATTTCTATTTTGCGTGTTTCTTCCATATCAAGCGTAATGAATGTAGCAATCATTTTATCTGTCAAAACACCCAGAGCACGAAACAACACAAACAACGGAATTGGATGCTTCAATCGAGCTAACTGCACATATAATCCGCATCCAGATCCGTTGTTTTTTGCACTAACCATAATGTTGATTTGTTTTGGAGAAATCTGTTTGTAATCTGGAACAGACTTGATTTCTGCTATCCAAGACCACTTCGTCGTTTGCTTCATTGCAAAACAAAACACTGTATTTTCAGCAACACGTTCTTGACCCAAAACAGTTTTTTCAGAACCATTAATAATGAAATAACCACCGGCATCATATTTGCATTCACCCGAACGCTCATTGCTTAGTTCTTTGATGTTTTTCAAACAACATATGGACGACTTCAGCATAATAGGCATTTTTCCTATATGCACATCCTTGATAATTTGCTTAATTTTCTTTTCCATGTTTAGATACTCGCCTTCGCGCACTATGATATTTATGTCTACATCAACTGTCATTGCAGAGCTATACGTAAAATTACGCAAGCGCGCCTCTTGTGGTAGCATTATGCTTGTAGCTCCATTGTTCTCGTGAATTTGTGGCCGATGCAACTTTAAATTACACAAATTGATCTCTATATCCATGGCATATTTTTCCAGTTCAGCGTTGTAATCCGCATCAGAATGTATGTTTTTGATTGGATTAAACATGTTTAATGTGTTTTGCATTTGCACATTGGTAAAATAATTGTATGAATCTATTTGATGCCGAACTAGTCTCTCTAAGTGATGATTCTTGAAATAAGACTCAATAATGCACCAAGCATTACTTTGCTCTACTTCACACATGTTTTTAACTCTGTTTATCTCTTTATTTACTTTTATTTACACTCAAACACAAAATTTCAATTTTAAGCGTTTTTATTTACATTTTTATATGTAATATTTGTTTATGAATGCGACAAGCAAAAAAACCATAAGTTTTGATACATCTCTATGGAAAATGAACAAAAGAACACGTAAGAGCAAGTCTGGCACAAAGTCATCTAAGGAACCGTCTGACCAACCGCAACAAAAGTTTGATTCAGTATTTACACAGCAGCTGGCACAACTGCAAAATAATAACATGGTTCATACCGATAATGGTAACCCCAATAAATCAACGCACGCAGGAAATCAGACACATAACAACATCAACGAACCTGTCTATGGAAATTTGAAAAATGGGAGTAAACCCACATATAAAATGCTGTATAAACCGGCGACACAAAACGCGAACGCTAACTCTGTCTCAAATCAATCAATGCGAACAACCAGACATAGTAGGTTGGGTTTACACCCCAATAAAACCCTAGCAAAGGTGTGTATTGCTGGAAAAAAATCTAGACGAAAAATAAAAAAGTACATAAAGGAACTTTCGGGAGAGCCTCTTACTGACATCAAAAACTACCTGCATAATAACTCCTTGATCCGATGCGGTAGCTCTGCCCCACCAGATATATTGAAAGAAATTTACAAAAACACCAAACTGACGGGGAAGGTGACAAACACCAACGGCGATGTTCTGTTACACAATTTCTTTTCGCAACCAGATAAAGAGAGCGAGTTCGAAGCATTATAACTACTGACACATTTTGATTCTTTATTGTAATGGCTTAACTGGTTGATTGATTAGTTTCTTCCTTTACATACACACCATCGCAAATATCCTTTACTATTTTTTTGTCGTTTACATCAGACACACAGTTTTTAACTAAAACATCAAATTCAATATTGTCATGATCTTTCATTTTGTACATAGATTTCATTTGTTTGGAATGCACCCGGTCAATCATATCGATTGTGTTCTTTTTATCCTGGTCTTTTTCCCATTTTTCGTTTTTAACGTATAGTATTTCGCGTTTTTTGTCACTGCAGTGTATCGGACGTTCGTGAAATGCCAATTTACTCATATTTTCAATTATTATATTGCTTATGCCGACCGAAAGCCCCTTGTCATGTGTCAATAGCAGATTTTCCATGCTTATTGTGATATTTTTCACAAAGTCTTGTAAAGTAATCGCATTTTTGCATGTATCATTCAAAAAATTATTTATATTAAACGTGATATTACCACCTACTTTTGGTATTAATTCATTTATTTGCTCGTCTTTTTTATCCAATTGCTTCTGCAAAGTATCTATTATAGCGTGTTGTAATTCTTGGTTTTCCTGTTTCAAACTGTTTTTTTCCTGCTCCACTACATCAAGCTTAGCTTCCAAATTCTTGATTTTGTTTTCTGGTAAAAACTCACATTTTTTCTTGTGTGTAGAGAGCCCGGATTTATATTTATATTTTTTTCCACAAGAACATTCGTAACAAACTGAATTGCAAGAAATTGCAAGATTTGTTACCATATTGCAAGATTTGTTACTAATCTTGCAACTTTTGTGCTTCATGGTCTCAAGATGTTTTCGGTAATTTGTTAAGTTGTTACTGTAAAAGTCACAAAAAACACAAAAATATTTATGTTTTGAAAATTGCAAGATTTGGTTACTCATAGTTATTAATAACTTTTTTTCGCTTAAAATCCTTTTAAAAAAGTTGAAAAAATTTTATGGTAAGGACCGAAAAAAAGTGAAAAAAACGCTCCCTACATTATGGTCTGGACACGGTGGACACAAATTTTTGCATAAAAAAGTGGCGACATATGAAAATTGGACATTTTAAAAATGTCCAAAAATGAAAAGTTGAAAATAGAATTAGTGAAAAAAACCAAAAAAAAAGAGGGGTACTACTAAAATATATTATACGCGCGCGGGAGCGCGCTTACCTTACCTATTATGGTAAATAACAGGTAATAAGAGAAAAAAAACAATAAAAAAGTATTTTAAACGCATACAAACCTCGCATACAAACCTCGCATACAAACCTATACAAAGTTGTGATGAAAACGCATGCGGATCTAAGACAAGGATGGTGACAAACAAAGCCGCACCGCGAAGCGGTGCGTGGCGCGCCCTTCGGGCGCGCGGGCGGGGTTAGGTGTTATGTGAGATGCTGTGTGGTTGTAACCTAAAATGCTGCGGTAAATTTAGGGGTGATAAAATAAATTTGTTTGGCTGTATTTTGAAATTTTCAAAGTGTAAAATTAAATCAATTTAAACAAAACCTGCTAGAGAATATATGTCGTTGATTAATAAATATTTTACATTAACCGAGGATTTGAAAAAAGAATATGGGGAAAGGAGTGTTGTGCTGATGCAAGTAGGTAGCTTCTACGAGGTATACGCGATCAAAAACGAAGCTGAAAAATGTAATAAAAATGGAAACGGAAATGTAACATATGAGAAAAGCAACATAGTTGATGTAGCGAACATTTGTGATTTTAAGATAGCGAACAAGAGAGGAGGAGACGATTTGTCAAAAGCGATTGTTATGGTTGGATTTCCACAATACAATCTTGACAAGTTTTTAAAAAAGCTGCAAATAGCGGAGTACACGGTAGCTGTGTATAAACAAGACGAAAACATCAGTGGAACTTCGCGAAGTTTAGAAGGTATTTATTCACCCGGCACATGGATATGTAGTGACAATGATATGGCTCAGTTAACAAACTGCGTGTCATGTGTATGGATACAAAATACGAGAAATGGTAAAATCGTGGGTATGTGTAATATTGACGTGGTTATGGGGGCTAGTGTAATATATGAATACGAAGAAGTAGGACTGCAGCCGTCATTTGATCAGGTGGAGAGATTTATTTCGGTGCATAATCCGAAGGAAGTGATTTTCATATACGAAGATACGAACAAGTTTATTAATAAGGTGAAGCAGTTTTCAAATTCTGTAAATAGAACATGTCACTTAATAGATTTAAATGACATGCAAAACGTGAATTCGATTAGAGCGAGTAAATGTGATCAGCAAACCTATCAATATGAAATATTTGAACGATTTTTTAAGAGCTTTAATTTTACTGAAGAAATATTGAAATATGCATTAGCTGTACAAGCAACAACATATTTATTGGATTGGGTGTGGAGACACAATCCGAACCTGATGAAGAACATTCGCCCACCATTGTTTGAGAATTATTCAAACAACGTGTTACTGGGAAATCATTCTTTGAAACAGCTGAATATAATTAATGATAGCAATCTAATAACTAACAGCAAATATTCGTGTGTGTCTAATTTGATAAATCAATGTGTAACAGCAATGGGAAAACGAAAAACGTATTATTCGTTGGTGCATCCAACTTTTTGTCACCAAACACTGGATAATCTATATTCAATCACAGCATATATATTGGAGCATTTTGACTACAGCACAGCACGCAGCATGATGTCAAACGTCAAGGATATCGACAAATTTATTCGTCAACAAACATTGAATCAATTGGTACCATGTAGTATATATTATTTCTCGAGAGATTTGGGCATGATCCAAAAAATGTTTAAATTAATAAACAAAAAACAGGGTTTAAAGAAAGGAATTAAAAACTTGTCACTGATGAGCTATGACACGGTGAGCGAGGATTTGGTTTTTTTGAACGACAAAATCAATGATATAATGGATGTAGATTTATGTAGTGAAGTGAATCAGGTGGAAACCGAGATGAATTATATTAAGCCGAACTATGACAAGGACCACGACTTGTTGGTGACAAAATGTGAAGACACGTCTGAAGATCTAGAAGCTGTTCGCAAATATCTTTCAGGAATTGTGTATTGTTGTGAAGGCAGTAAAGCCAAGAAATCGGATTTGGTGGTTTTGAACAAGACAGATAAATATGGTTACACGTTGACCACTACTAAGCGACGTGCTGTAATTTTGATGAATGGCTTAAAGTCAAGCAAGTCAAGCCAGTCTAGTAAGGCGGAATGTCCGTATTTGAAAAGTTTGGATTGTTTATTGGATGTGGGACAGTTGATTAGCGTGCAAGGGGCTGCGGCGGCGAATCAAATAATTACAAGTGAGCAAATAAAACAGCTATGCACAAACATGACTAATGGGAAAAGTTTGGTAATAGCTTCTCAGAATCGGTTGTTCGGGCATTTTTGTCACCAAATAGGGGATTGGTATGATAA